ATTCCCCAAGAGGCATTAAGCAAATTGCAATTTATGAGCCCAGCCAATGGGTTTGCTCTTTCAGCAAACACAGGGATGGGCGAGCGACGAGCCGACTTCGAAATCGGCGAGGAAAGCCTCGGCCGGCTCTTTCAGCCGGCAAACTCCAAGGGAGTTTAGAGGTAAATTGCAATTTGCGAACGAGCCAATCAGTTTAAGTTGGGCGGTTTGTAACAAACCGCCTCTTAAACTTGTTGGCGGTAGCCGGCCAAACTAGAACCTATATACTGGAAACTAGCTTTTAGAAACTAGCTTTTAGAAACTAGCGGTTGTAATCTATGGGATGCAGTAAATAAGAAGTCTGGCTTTTGCCGAGCGCAGCGAGGCTAGGCGACCCGTATTTAGGGGCGCCTGGTGTTTCCAGGTGTTGCCTTTAGGTTATTAGTGGCCACGAGTGGCCACCAGTAGCCTTTAGGTGCTAGTAGTCGTCTGTTCCGAAAACAAATACCCTTTTTCTCACTCGCTTCAAGAACTTGAGCTCTAGTAGGATGTTGATGTTTCTCTGGATGGTTCGCTGGTCTGTGCCAGCTTCAAACATGATGGCTCTCCTTAATTCCATCTGAGTAATCTCTGGCTTGTTCAATTCTTGCAATCGCCAGATTATCCTTTTTGCAGTTTCGACGCTCATTTGAGCATCCCGAATTTGTCGTAGCAATTACTACATTTGTTTATTCCTACCCAGTAGAAGGCCTTGGTAAATCTTTGGCCTTTATCAGTGCAACCGCAATGCTCACATTTAAAGTGTGTTGGTCTCATTCTTTTCTCCTGTGTTTCCACATCATAAATAAAAGGAAGATGCCTCCCAGGATCAGGCAAGTCCATGCTTGAATGAGTCTTTCTCCTGGTTGGCCGAAATAGTTCATTGTGGTGGTGGTGTTTGTGGTGGTGGTAGCTCGCCAGCTGGTTCTTCTGCTTTTACTGCCTCAGCTTGCAAAGGTTCAGGTGCTTGAGGCTTCTTTCTCTGGCCCACGCTTTCCGGCAAGACTTTGCAATACTTTGAGCCAGCTCTTTCTTCCGTTGTTGTTTGGAAGGTTGTTTCTCTCCCAATTAGGCTGTCGGGGTCTGCTTCTCTGCCGACTACAAGAGGCATGCCAAATCTGGTTAATAGCTTCCCGAGTCTTGAGGTTGGGGTTATTAGTGAAGGGTAGCCAGATTTGACAGTTACGCCACCTTTCAATTCAATCAATACATCTGTGTAATTATAGGGGTCTGTTCTGTATTCAACGGCTGTAATTGTTCCATTATGTAGGCCATCCTCAACTGTAACACTGGGTTTAATTGGCATTTTCATTTTTCTTCATGTCTCCATTTAGTAATGACCAGGCCTTTTCTGCTCTGGCTTTTGCATGTCTTTTGTTGGCGCTTCTCAGCGTTGCTTCTTTTGATGGTAAACCTTTGGTTTTTAGTGGCATTATTCAATCCTCACAGTTACGTCAATTTTAATGTTCTCGGCTCTGGTGTGTCTTTGGTGGCCTCCAAGCATAATTCCAACTTCTGCAAGTGAGAGGGTTATTTCTAGCACATCAACATTGTCGCCAATGGTTTGCACTTTCCTGGCTATCATTTGGCTGAGGCCCCTTCCTCTTGATCTAGCTCCTCAACCTCTTTGTCTGTTGGCACGCTGGCCATCATTTCCCTTTGTCTTTCTTCGTCCTGGGGTTCAGGATGCACATGTGTTAAGATTCCATCTTTCTCATGGATGCTTCCGACTGTTAGCAAATTTTCAATAATTGCATTAATAAAAGGTTTAGTCATTCCGGTTTCAAGTTCTAGGCCTGCAAGAAGGATTTTTCTTTCTATGGTAATGTCCCTCTTGAGGATGCCCATTATTGCAACCTGAATGTTCTTTTTTTGTTTAATTGCATATACCATGTAGAGAGAGAGGGGTAACAGCTATTTAAAGAATACTGTCCTCTGTAACCTTCTTTTCTGATGGAAAAGCCGGCCTTTTGGCCGGCCAGGGGGTTTTCCAAAGAAAAAGGGCTTGCAAATTTGGAAGGTTTCTAGCTTTTCTTCCTTTCTCCTCTGATGCTTCTCTATTTTCTGCTTACTGTTTTCTAGGAAAAGTTTATATAGATAGCTAGTTCCTTACAGAATAGAGGCGTAGTTTAAGGGCTATTCTGTTTTCTTGTTACTAAAGAAATTTAGATACTTCGGAGCGTTGCATTTTGAAAAAGAGAGAGGGATAGCGTTCCACAGGAAGCTTTAGTAGTGCAGTATATAGGTTCGTGGAGTTGAACACCTTCGTTTCCTATGGAGATTTGGGGCTTTTCGCTGTTTTTGTGTTTGTCGTGGCTGTAACCTACGTTTCCTATGGAGAATTTCTATCTGAAAAATCTAACTAAAATGTCACTATTAATTTAGACAGTTTTCTCTCGTCTAAAGAGTGCGAGCTGCGAGATCCATTCCTGGAATTTTTCTTAGAGGAGAAAATCTAACTAAAATTGTTATTATGGTTGTTTTTTTAATTAGTGAAAATAAGAAAAAGATTTAAGCTGAACCTTTGATTATTCCAATGGCAATTAAAGCGGCCCTCATTTCATTTACAAGCTTAATTAATACATCTCTATGAGCGGCTGTGTCATAAGCTCCCGCCTCTGCTCCTGTTCCGCCAGCTGGTGCTTCTGCCTGGTCTGCGCTTGATGTCATGCCCTGGGCTTCTTTCCCGGCTATGCCAAGCTTTGAGGTTTTTATTTCAATAGAATCAATTGATTGTATTACTTCTGGTGGCATATTTATGAACCCTCCTTTTGTATAAACCACCATTGCAATCCTGCGTCTGTAATAACCCAAATTTCATCGGTTAAAGAAGCGCCGGCTCCTTCCATCCCTGCTTTTAAGGCGGCGGGTGTTGTGTAGGGCCCATGAGAGGTAAAATCTCCGACTCCCATTATTTAGACCCCTTTTTGGATATTGGCAACTCTCCCTCTAAAATATAAGGGTGTCTCATGGTAACTTGGCGGGGGACTACATAGAGTTTTTTCCCTGCTTCCTTGTTAGCAATGAGCTTCCTTTTCCACTCTCTCCCGAGAGCGATTCTTCCGGCTTTAGTCATTTTCTTTAAAATTACTCAGTTGTGTTGGTTATTGAGCAAATGGCATCAGGCAAAACTACCTGAGTAACTCCAATTTCCCAAGCTCTGACTGTGGTTTTTACTCCTGGATCAATTCCAGTCCAAACAGTTAGAGGCACAGCCGCTTTCCAGGTGGCGCACTCTTTCCTTTTTAGGATTAATGAGCCTGAGTCTGTGGTGACAACTGGCGAAACGATAACATCCAGGCCACATAAGCGGCCTACTCTGCCGTTTTTGGTGACTGCATCAGTCCAAAACTGGCCTGCATTTCTAACGCTGGCGTTTCCCAAAAGCATTGCAAACTCAATTTCGTTGATTAAAAGCACGCCGGAGCCGTCCAGCACATTTATGTTGGTAGCCGCCATTTCCTTGATTCCATTAAGAATGTCTTGGATGGGGTTTTGGCTTGCAAGTGTGGCGTTGTCCCAGGTTGCACCGGCCGCTTTTGTGTTTCCAACATTAGCTAAAAGCTGGGCGTAAATCTCAGCATCAACTCCGTTGGCAACTGCTCGGCCGACTTTTAACAAGGTTCTGAAAGTAACATCAATGTTATTGGTTTTTTCATCCTCGTAAGAAATGACTCCTTCCATTCCATATTTTTCATGGCGTTTAGTCTGTAAAGTCCAGTTTGGTTCTCCATAAGGAAAATTAGCCAGGCGTGGGATTCCTTTAACTGCTGAACCTAGGCCACCGGTTAATTCTGCTGTTCCTTCCTGGTAGAAAGATTCTGACCAAGAACTTGATGGAGAAATCATAACAAGGGGTTTAATTTTAAACTCCTGAAATGCTAATCCTTTAACGATTTTTTCATAAGCGTGAGCTCTTAAATCCTGTTCTCCGGTTGTATCTGACATTTTAAATCATCCCTCTTATTTTCCAACAAAAACCGCTACTGTTTCGGCTCCTGATGAAGATTCCAAAGTTATTCCTACATTTGAGTGTAGTAAGTCGCCTGCCGTTACTTTTCTAATTAAATTATTGCCCCCTATTGTTACTCTTTCTCCTGCAACAACTGCGGCGTTGGCACCTAAATCAAAAATCCCTTTAGTCCATAAAGCAATACTTGTGCTTCCATCATTGGCAACTTTTTCAGAGCAAGTAATCCCGATAAATTCGTCGTTGTTGTTCCATGTGCCATAAGCAAGTCTAGGGTTTTTGATTTCCATTAATCTGCCTTTATTGTATGGGTCCCCATCTGCTATGGTAAATCTGACTGGGACACCGCCCTCAATTAATTCAATGATAACAGCGTCGTTTGCCATTATAAACCACTCCCCACTAAGCAAGCCGCAAAAGTCAATTTTTCTGCATTTTCTAGGGCTACAAATCTGCCAGGTTTTAAAACTCCGGCCGCATCTGAAATTGTGACTAGGTTGGCACCATTTACATCTAAATGGTCGCCAGCTTGGAAAGTTGCAAGATTTGCATTTTTCAAATCAAATATACCATGAGAATAAACTGTTAAAGATTCGCTTCCGTCATTTGCGACTTTTTCGTGAGCTGCTATTCCTCCAAAAGAGTCGTCGCCGTTGCTTACTGTTACTTTTCGGTCGTCTGCTTGCTCCATAATTGTGCCTTTTGGCACTGCGGTTGCATCTGCAACGCCTTGTCTAAAAGGCCTTCCTGGCACAATTCCTAAAAGTTCAATTATAACTGCTTCGTTTGCCATTTACCAGCCACACCCCACTAAAACAGCGCCAAGGGCTCCGCTACTTGGCATATTTTCCAAAGAAATTCCGACAGTGCTTACTAAAAGATCAGCGGCGTCACACTCTTCCAGTATATTTGCACCAAAAATGTGCATCCTTAAACCATCATTTGATTCAGCATCCCCAGCACTCATGTCAAAAATTCCACAAGTGTAAAGAGCAAGGGTTGTGCTTCCATCACTTGCGACTTTTTCAGTTGAAGCAATTCCTGCAAAGGGGTCCCCATTTGCCGCACTTGGAACGGCTGACCTTGGGTCTGTAATTTTCATAATTGTGCCTTTTGGCACTGCGGTTCCATCAGCGACAGTAAAACGAACAGGGTTTCCAGCATTTCCAAGAAGTTCAATAATTACAGCTTCACTTGCCATGAGAGTTCTAAAAGGATAATGTGTATTTAAACTTTTTTGAAAGTTAAATTAATCCTCTGCAATAAGTTTTTTCAATTTTTCCAGTTCTGCGGGCGTAACTTTCAGGTAGCTTGGCTCATTAGTCCAATCCCAACAGTTCCCGCAGATATTCTGTTTATCTCTCGGCGTGCCTTTGACAAATTTCCGAATGTTTCCACACTTGGAGCACTTCTTTTTTATCAAGATAACACTGGCTTCCTCAATGTCAATATTCATTTTTGTGGGAAAAGCTTATCTTCGTAGCCTGTGCCTGCAAGGATTCTTTTTGCTTCGTTTGTGACTTTATCATCTTGGGTGAGCTCGCTTCCAGCGGGGGCGGTTCCTGAAAGTATGTTCTCAGTTGTTAGCCTTTGAGCTTCTTTAAGATTTCCGGCCATGATTTCATTTTGTTTCTTCAATTCTTCCACTAAGGCTTTGGCTGTTGCGATTTGGTCATTTGAACCCTCTTTTTTAGAAGCTCCAAGTTTTTGTTTCTCTGCTTCAATGATAGCGGCTTGTCGTTTTGCTTCTGTATTAAGTTCTTGGGAGCCAGCGCCCGGCGTAGCCCCCCCTTCATCTGGTTTTTTTTCATCCATTTATTCCACCTACAAAGTTGAAAATTTTAACATTTCCTTTTCTTCCGATTGAAGCCCAAAAAGTCTGAAATTTTGTTAAGGCTACAACCAAAGAAGCGGCTCCGGCCAGGCCTACACCTTGCCAGGTTATTGTTCCTGTTGATAGAGAGCCTACAAATACCAGGCTTCCAGCAATTAAAGAGTTGATCAAGTTATACAGTATTTCTTCTTTTTTCATTTTGAGTCTTTCCCTGGCGCTGTGCCAAATTTGTTATTGTTGGAGTCTTTTTTCTCGTCATTGACTAGCTCGGGGGCTATGCTGGCGGGAAATTCAAACTCTACTGTAAGGCCTAGCTGTTGTTTAATCTGTTCTTCCAGGAACATTTGGTTAAATTCAACAATCTGTTGCCAGGCTAAATAAAGTATTTTACTCTCTGCTTCTGAGCCACCCTTTCCGCCCATTACAATTTCTGGCATACCTTCGGCTTTTAAAAATTCTTTCTGCAATAATTCCAGCCAGGGCAATGGGTCAAGTGTTGCAAATTGTGGGATTGCAATACGTTCAATTTTATCAACTGTGCCCTTTGGAACAACCATGTTTTCGGCTTTTTCAATTGTTGAATCTACCTTATTTTTGAAAGTTGTTATTTCTGTGTCGTCGTCGGTGTCTACGCTGAAAATCCAAAGAGGTTTTACATATCTGTGGAAAACTACTCTTAAATCATTCATGGCCTCAGCTCTCATGTCTAGGACTTTTTTTAGCTTCCAAATTGTGCTCTGGCCATGTATCTGGTCTGCAATTCTATTATAAGGCAAGTGAAAAATTTGGTCTGGTGTAAATACTGTGGGTTTTTTGATGTCTCCAAAGTTTCCTGCTGGGTAGAGAGTATATTTTACTATAACTCCTCTGCTGTTAGCATGAACTTTCATCAGGCCAGGGTTTAAAGGTTTTAAATTTCGGAGCTGGCCTCTTGAATTTTTAATAATTTCTGCGAAAAAGTCCCCACCAGAAGTATAAACTCTGATGGCATTATACATAATAGTGTTAAAAGAATCAAGTCCATTTCCTCTGATGTGGTCTAGATTTTTTAATCCAAATAGGGATTTTTTGAGTTTGTAACCCTTGCCGATTGTAAACTGTGCTTTTCTGTCAATCATTCCGGCCAGCTCTGAAACGCCCAGGTAGTAGCCAAGCTGTTCAGACCAGTTCATGTTTTGATATTCTGATTCTGAGGTTGTGCCTGCTGGGGTTATTGAAAAACTGCTAGGGTATAAAGTAGAATCCTGAGCTGGGGCTGTATCATCATAAGTTTTGGCTGAAAAGTTTGTTATTTCAGCGCTATCAATTTTATTGGACATTATAATTCACCTTGTTTGTCTTTTGTAAATTCAATATGAACATTTATGAGCTTGGCATCTGCTGTTAGAGCGTCGCTTCCATCCCGCCATATTTTAATTCCAACATCATCATGATTTTCCAGGTCTGTTCCTGTGATGGTGAAAGTTGTTTCTCCAATTGTGTCATCTGTTGCAATGGATGTTTTAACTTCTACCAGGGAAATTGTGCCTGTTGTTGGGTCGTCGCCTGGCTTTACAGCGTCAAAAGTCAAATTCCATTCGCAGTCATTGTTATCATCCCCGCCGGTATAATACCACCTGAGGATAATTTTTACATTAGTATCTTTTTTTCTTCTAAATGGAACCATCCAGGTAAAATAAGCTTCATCATCCTGGGCATTTCTAAAGTTTAGAAAATTAATCACTCCGGCGGTGCCATGAGAACCGCCAACCGCTTTCATTGATTCTGAGCTTATTCTTATGTGGTTCTGTGTTTCGTGATTTGTTAGAGAGTAAAAAGTATCTGTGCCCGAGTCTGTAACTTTTCCTTTAATTCCTATGTTATCAGCAATTATATTGCCTGTTGCTCCAACATCCCCTATATCAATGGCGTCGCCAGTGATTGTTTCAAATATATTGGCGGTGATTGTGTTGGTGTCACAGCCCGCATTTGTGAGATCAATTCCCTTGCCTCCTACTGTATCAAAAATATTGTGAGCTATCACAGAATCAGCTAGAGAGGCACCTATAATGGCATCTGCTGTTATATCCTTAAAAATATTTCCTGTAATTATTGCTTTTGTGGAATCATCACAGCCCAGGCCATCTTCACAATTAACGAAAAGACAGTTTTGGACTCTAAACCCTGCCCCTGAGGAATTTATATAAATTCCTTTGGTGTTGGCTCCATCTATCCAAAGATTTCTGAAAACAGCGAAAGAGTTGGCATCAATTTGCAAAATGTTTGTGCCATCTGTCTGTTTTATGTATAAATCGGACATTGTGAGGTAGTTTGCAGTTGAAAAAGTGAAATTTGGCTCTCCAACTGTGTCAAAAAGTAGCTGAGTGGCTTTGCCACAGCCGAAAATATGGACGTTGGCAATATCAACCTCAATTTTTTCAGATATCCGATAAATACCCTCTTTGATGTAAATAGAACCGCCAGCTTTTGGGAGGCTTTTTATTGCTTCTCGCAATGTTGCGCAATCGCCTGAGCCATCAAGGGCCAAGGTTATTGTGGCTTTGCCTGGCCTAATTTTTCCAAGGCCTTCATCAAAAGTGTTGGAATGTGGGAAAATCCCGCCGTATTGCTCCCCGCCTGGGATCTCCAACAATTTAAACCACTCCCTTTTTCATGAAAGTTAAAGAGTTTTGATCATTTAGAAGTTTTTCAACCTTAGTCATTCTGTGAAGGTGGACTGTTACCATGTCCTCGGCTTCAATTCTTGAAGTGTATGAGTCCATGTCGTATAAAATGCCTTGGACGGCAATAAATCTTGAAACAAACTCAGTGAAAAGGGCTTTTTCAATAGTGCCTAACACTGCCCAATTTGTGACTGCATCATATCTCACCAAATTACAAACATAAGCCTCAGCTAAAAGTCCAACAGTGTTCTGCATTGCAACAGTATAAGCGGCGTTCACATTTGCGCCCATCATGGGAAGAACATTATCAGAATCAGCAACCATTGTAACGCCTGCGTATGCTCCCATAAAAAGTTCTTACGCAATAAATAGTTTTAAACCTTTCGCTTTTACACACCAACAAGCCCGCACAAAAGCCTCTGATAAGTGGCTATATTTCCCAAATATGCGCAAATTTGCATCAGATGTGTATTCAAATGTCATACTTTTGAGGCTTCGCAGTAATTTGAGATTTGAGATAATATGTATCTTTGAGCGCTCCATTAACATCAAGGCATTGGAATATAAATCTTCTTTCAAGATTCCCTTTTGCCTGGTTTCGTCAATCGTGCGCCTGGCATTGTTCAGGCCTATAATCTTACTTTTTGAGTAGGTTTCAATCAGCATGTCATAAACACCGCCACCAATCCCGCCATCATCAACAAAGATTTTTTTAAAATGGAATTTTTCATCTAGGGCTTTTATTCTTCCGACAGTTTCAGTGAGTCCTTTTCTTTCTGTTACATGGCACTCAACAGTTCTGAGCTCTTGGCCTTGCATTTCATTTATTACAAAGGCGTTCTCGTCCTTGCCATATCTGGCCACATCTACGCCGAGATAATAAGATTTTCCTGGCTTGTAGTCTGTGCTATAAGTCCAGCCGATAAAGTCCATGCGCTCCTTGATCAACTTGGTTGGGAAGAATTGGTTAAATTCTGAGACAAATTCACCCAGGTATTCCTGAGCATATTCCATTTTAGTTAATCTGACACGTTCTTTTTTCAGAAAAGAGGGCGATATTCTGGAACAATCCTCACTTGAAACATGTATCTGCAAATAGTCGGGATCATGGCAAGCCTCATAATAATAGCCACCTTTTCCAAAAGGAGTGCTTAATAGGATTTCCCAGCCAAGGCCTCGCATCTTCTTGCTAGTGGCTAGCATTGGTCTAACAGCAAGCCAGACAGGTTCAGCAATATAAGCGGCTTCATCAGCAATTAAAATATCAACTGTATAGCACCTGACAAATGCGCCGGTTTTTCCAGTAGGTAGGCTTAGGATTCTGGTTCCATTGTTCAGGTTGCACTCTGTTTTTGTAGGGGCTCCAGCAAATAGGCCATACTTGGCCTCAAAAGCTCGCCTTTTTTCATCATTAACCTTTGGAGAGAAGGCGGGTTTTGGTTTAAATCCGCCAACTGCTTCAATCATTGCATCATGGACTTTATAGAGATTTCTCAGCGTTTTTTGGAAGATTTCGGAGCTTTGTCTTTGAGCGGCCGCTATCATCAAGATTGTTATGTTTTTGTGCTTTATTGCTAATTTAGAAGCGAGTTTTCCAACAGTTTCAGACTTCCCAACTTGCCGGCCTGTTCTTAGAGCTGAGGAGCCTTCGTGTTCAAGAACTCTACTCTGCCAGGGGTCGGGAGAGTATAAAGTATCGTGCTTTGCTAGTT